GATAATCGCGGGGCTGAGTTTCACTTCAACATCCCAGTCGTCGACCGCCCGGGCTTCGCTTACGTGGGCACCGTTGACGTTCTCTCTGCCACGCCCGCCGGGATCGTGCAGATCACAGACTATAAGACAACGCGCAAGTACGCATTCAAAGATGCAGTCGCAGGCTACGAAGGCGACACGCAGTTCTCTTTCTACTACTACATCTTCCAGAAGTTTGCCTATGAGATCTTCAAAGACGACATTAACTATGCAAACTCTGCATGGTATCGGCGCATGGTCATAAGGACTCTCATTGTCCAGATCTCTCTTCCTTCTCCAGCATGGCGCCTTGGTCCAGACTGGAGCTTCACGGAGGAACAGCTCACGGAGTTCGGCGTCGAGGTGCAAGACAAGATCGAGACTTTCACGCAAGATATCAACGAAGCCTTGGCCCACGATAAGCTCCCGCCGCCTAGTGGCAAAGCGTGCAATGCCTGCCCGAGCTGCCCCTTCAAGCGAATCTGCTTTGCGCAGAATGCTGTGCAGCTTGAACTCTTTTTGTCGGAGTGCTCAATAACTAAGTACGAGCCTTTGACTTGGTAAAAATAAAACATATGGCAATAGAAATACTACAGCCTCAGATGCCTCAAGTAAAACTCCAATGGCCAAAGACCCTCATCGCACTCGTTGGCCCGAGTGGCTCAGGCAAGTCTACGTCCTTCCGCAACGTCGATCCCGCACGCACCGTTATCTTCGACGCCGAGCGAAAGGGTATGCCGTTTCGTGTGCGCTCGGAAGGACTTGTCATCCCAATCGACAGCTACGATAAGCTGACTGTCGAGTTGAACAAAGTCAAGAAAGATTCTTCTAAGGACCTAGTCGTCATTGACTCAATCACCGCCGCCATTGATCAGTTGCAAGTTAAGTGCGAACAAATCTACAAGGGCTTCGACATCTGGAAGAACTACAACGACGGCATCCAGACTTTGTGCACTAACCTAAAGTCTCTGGATAAAACCGTTATCATCACCGGCCTTGAGGAGATCGTCCCGATTCAAGGTCTCGATGGAAGTATGACTACTCGCCGCCGCCTCTATGTCCAAGGTAAAGAGTGGGCAAACAAAGGCATCGAGTCTGAGTGTCTCGCCGTGTGGTCTGTCTATGCGAAGAAAGAGAAAGGATCTGATACCATTCAATACTACTTCGCCACACAGACCGACGGCGTCACGACCGCGAAGACTCCTATCTTCTGGGGCTTGCCTAATCCCATGGAGAATTGTGTTGTGAAGGCATTGAATAAGATTGCAGTTGAACTTGCTAAACCTTAAAGATTTGGCCCACAGAAAGCTCCTCCCCATTTGTCGGTGCTAGTAAACAAAACAAAAAACAAAACAAAACATGAAAAAAGGTACTGAAGTCAAGATCGGATTCATCCCCGCAAACGTCTATAAGGTTCTGGTCCACAAGACCGAGACTCGACAGAGCGCAAAGGGTTTCAAGATGGTTGTCTGTGAGTGCGAGATCATTGCGCCCGAGACCACTGTGGCCGCTGGCGTGACCTATAAGACGCTGGGCGCAAAGGGCAACATGTACATAATGCTGGAGAACAAGAACGGCGTTGACTCTGCGCTGGAGATTCTTGCCGGTGCGCTGCAGACTGTCGGCCTGTATGACGGATTGCCCGACGACTATTCCGACTTGGATGTGGCCGACGCGTTGAAGTCTCTCGAAGGTCAGGCTTTCAACATGCTCGTCCAGTCGCAGCCTGAGTATGTCACCGACGACCCGTCGAACTCCCGCGATCTCAAGTTCGCCAAGCGCGACGAGAACGGCGAGGCCATCGTCAAGCGATACAACAGCCAGTTTGACTTCTCTCAAGTCAAAGGCCCCGCGTCGCCCTTGGCCGCCTTTTAAGTCTCAGCGATAGAGTGGTTGCTATCACAGAGACACGCGCCTCTTAGAAAGACTGCGAGACTTTCTAAGAGGTTTCTTTCCTCAGACATATCCCCATCGCACCGCTGGCAGACCGGAAATAGTCTGCCTTTTCTTTTCTCTTTAATTAACCATCAACATGATAGCCCTCGTTCTCCATGGACCTTCGCGATTTGATAAAGAAAACAACGGTATCCTTCTCGGACCCGCCGGAGATTTTGTTCGTTCTGTGTTGGCTAATTATAATATTGACTTGGATAATCCATCTGATCTTTTTATAACATTCGCAGATGATTTTTTCAAAGGAGCCAATAAGCCGAGCGGCATCAAGAAGATAATCTTCGCCGGGGCCAAAGCCTTAGATTATCTCCCAGCCGCCAAAGATAAAAGCCTCGATGCCTTTCGCGGCGTCGTATATCTCTCTCCAAACAAAACACAATACATAGTAACCTACTGGCCCCAAGATTGTGTGGACGCGTGGGCCATGGAAGATTCTTTGGAAGATTCCTTAGAAGGCGAAGACATCCTAGATAAGGATGATGGAAAAAGCACAAGCCCCACGAAGCGCAGTAACTACTCTTTCTGGTTCGCACAAGACATCAAGAAACTCCTAACTTATGACCCCGAAAAAGTTCAACCTGAACCCCAAACCGTCATCTGTCAACGCGCCGCCGAATGCACAAGTGTCTTCGACTTCGAAGGTCCAATCTTCTTTGACATTGAGACTCACCCCAAGACCAACACACTCACCTGCTTGGCCATTGCGTGTGGCGAGAGTCCTGTGTATTCTGTTCCTGTGTATGATTGGGGCGGCAATCTTAATGTCGGTGTGGTTTTCTTTGCTCGCTTCATTAGAGAACTAAAGAAACGCCGCGTCGTAATCCACAACGCCCTCTTCGACCTATGCTTCCTCGCCGCCTTCTACAAGATCCCTTTCGGCCATGACATCTATGACACCATGGTCGCAGGCCATCGAATCTTTCCGGAGGCTGAGAAGTCTCTGGCCCATCAAGCAACGCTTTTTTCTAACAGACCCTTCCATAAAGATGAAGCAGGAAACTTTGATCCTCGCAATCGAGCACAATTTGAGCAGCTCCGCGCTTACAACGTTAAAGACGTTATTGTCCTCAGAGAGATTTACTATGGTCAGATTGAAGTCTGCCGAAACGACGCTGGACTTCAAGACTCTGTCGATCAAGCCAGTCGATCTCTCGCAGACTACGCCTTCATGTCCCTCCACGGAATGCACTTCGATCCTGTCAAGCGCGGATACATCGTACGACGCTGCGAAGAACGCTATAAGCAGTTAAATAGAATCCTCAAAATCCTCGTCGGCTTCGACCTTAATCCCGGCAGCCCGGATCAAGTAGTGAAGTATCTGCATCAGCAGTTAAGATACAAGCCCGAGAAGACAACAGACAAAGGCGCGCCGAGTGTCGCCGGGGATGCACTCTATAAAATAAAACTCAAGCATCCGAAGAACGTCGCCATCGACGTAATCTTCGAGATGCGTCGTATGGTTAAGCTGAAAGGTATGTTAGGATTTCAACAGTGGATTTGGGAATATTAAGTTTATGACAAAAGATACAAAAGAAAAAGACCCACAAATCGCCGCATCTTTTATGCGCGCTGCGGTTTATGACGCCTCGAAGTTCGGCCACGTGGTCTCGATGCCCAAGCTGAATGGCCTGAGGTGCATGTACATTCCCGGCCGCGGCTTCTTCTCGCGAGATGGCAAGCGGTGGAATGATGCTGTCTTGGAAGGTATCTTTCCGCCGCCGCTTAACGACTACATTATCGACGGCGAGCTATACTGCCACGGCATGAGCCTCCAGAAGATCAATGCCGCCGTGGGCGTAAATCGCATTCTGCCCGGCGAGGACGCAAAGCATATCAGTTTCTATGCGTTCGATATTGTAGAGCCGAAGTACAATGCTCTTACGAGAATGCTCTTGCTTGAGAAGATCATCAAGGAATCTACTGGCGTCGGCGTAGAAATGATTCCGTGGTCTATTTGCAAGACTCGCATTGAACTCGACGAGTGTTACGAAGAATATCTCAAGCAACAATTCGAAGGCCAAATGCTCAAGAGCGTCTTCGGTTCCTATATGCCTCAAGGCACAAAGGAACGCTCGACGATGAATCTCCAGAAGCGCAAAGCCTTCCTCGACGCAGAGTTCTTCTGTGTCGATCGCGTCGTCTCTGACGAAGGCAAGTGCAAAGGCAAACTCGGCGCGCTTAAGTTCGTCACTTCTAAAGGCGTAAGCTTTGAAGTCGGGACGGGCTTTACGGACGAGGAAAGGGAAGAATACATCCAACCCAGCTACGACTTCCGAAAGAAAGCCACCATCAAATATCTCAACCTCACCGACGACGGTCGCCCGTTCAATGCGTCGTTTGTCGGATGGCGCGATGACGTTTAATCTCCCAAAAATATGTTCACCAAAAACTTACCCAAGCATCTCTACCTAAACGTAGACACGGCTTTCACACACAAACATAAGCAAGGCTACATGCCCGCGATATGGTTCGCCATAACCTCAACGCCCGGCCGCGCATGGGGCTGTCATGTATTGCTGGAGAACGGCGCAATCTATCGCAACCTTCCGCTCCATGCGCTATACTTCGGATCTGATATACTCCCCAGCGAATGGCCGCTTAAACGATCTCAACGCTGGGATTGCTACGGATGGAACTTTGAAACCATTGAGTACACTTATCTTCGCAGCCAGCGTTGTATGGCTAATTGCGATGGTGACTATTATCACGGCGACTATCTCTTCACCGCCGCGCCCTTCGACGACGGCTTCAGTGACGATCCCGAGCAAAACAAAGAGTTCCTCTTTATCAAGCTCGACAACGGGCGCATCACCGCACAGCCCACGAATAAAGTCATGATCCTCGACGATAGCTTTCACAAAGCTATGGACTGGCCATCGGATCTGAAAGTCTCTAAAGAGGTTTATTCTTGCGAATAACTATGCCCACCCCACACATCCACTGTCTCACCTCTCTCAAGGTCGCCGGGACAGGAAGCTTTCGCCTAGCCTCCGGACAATTCCTAGGCGACTACGGAGCTAACCTGCAGAATCCAGACAAGGAAGCTCTCGATATCTACATCGCCCCGCCGGGGATGACATTCGTACAGTGTGACCAAAGCGGCGCCGAGGCTCTTATCGTCGCCAACCTTACGCGTCCCGGTAAATACAGGGAGCTATTCAACGTGGGCATCAAACCCCATACCTTCATCGCGCTCCATATCTTCTGCGAGCAGATGCAGAACGAATGGCCTCTCGCCGGGAAGTCGCCGAGTTATTGGAAATCTCTAAGTCCGACAGAACTAAAGAAAGATCCCGATTGGAAACCTCTCGATAAAGCAATCAAATCCTCCGACAAAGAATACAAGATCGGCAAGATGGTCTGCCACGCTTCCTCCTACAGAATGCGTGAGCGGACCTTTCAGCTTCAAACCCTCAAGCAGAGTCATGGCACTCTTACCCTCAGTCTCCAAGAATGCAAAGTCTTCCTTGGCTTCTTCGCGTCACTGTTCCCCGAAATCATAGAATGGCAAGATGAAATTGAATTTCAGATTAGAACTAACCGTCAGCTCCGTAATCTGTTTGGATATCCACGCAGGTTCGAGCGTACTATTACTGACTCTTATATCAGGGAAGGCATCTCGTGGGTTCCTCAGTCCACCGTGGGCTGTATCACACACATCGCAGTCAACCGCTACAACAGAGAGCGACCGCTCAAAACACTACCGGCGATTAACAATAAACATGACTCTTTTCTGGCGCTGGTTCCAGATGGGATTGTCAACGACACGGCGAAGCTCATGCAAGAATGCCTTGCGATCTCACTTACCGGCCGAGACGGAGTGAACTTCACCATGAAATCTGAGGCCCAAGCCGGAAAGAATTGGGGTAAGTATTCAAAAGAGAATCCCAACGGCATGAGAGACCTCGCCTAAACTCGGCCCAAGAAAAGCTCCCTCCGCTTTATGCGTCAGACGAACGACCGAATAACCCAGATCACGAATGCGATCCGGGAGAAGATCAAAGAGTGGCCGCCTAACCTGCCGCCGCCCTCGGTCGTTATTGTACATGAGACTCATCTTCCCAGCGAGTTCGATCCGAACCTTGAGAAGCTAGAAGGTTTCGACGTAATCACCACACTACAAATCCGCAAGAACTCTGTAAGACTCGCATACTTGCATGAGCCTATATGAAGACTGGTGCTTGTACACAAAAGACGTACAAAGCCCGCAGCCGTTTGTTGACGCTGCGTTTTATTTCATGATCGGCGCTGCCCTTCAAAGGCGCGTCTGGTTCGGTGACTTAGACTTCCACGCAGTATTTCCGAATCAATACATCGCTTTCATCGGACCCGCTTCGGCGGGTAAATCTCTCATTACGAGTCCGATGAAAGAGCTCCTCGAAATCCACGCCGAGATCAAGACTCCAGAGAATGATCTCGCTGCCGAGCTACTCGGCGAAGATGCCTCAGACAACCGCAAAGGCGCACGTCAGCCTCTTATCTATATCGCTCCAAACAGCACGACGTTCGAGCAATTCACGCAAGAGACTTCTCGCGTGGCTTATTTGCACAGATATGTTGATCCCGAAGGCCGCCGCAAAGCCTATCATCACAGCTCCCTCGTATTCATCCTCGACGAACTAACCTCAATCTTTAAGAAAAATGCCGAACAACTTTCAGACTTTCTTCTCGAAGCTTATAACGGTGGAAGAAAGTACGTACGAAAACTTAAACACAGCGACACGGACTTCTGTACAAATATGTGCATCAGTCTGCTTGGCAACACAACGCTCGGAAAGTTCCAGAGTCTTCAGAATCAAGATATTCTCTCTGACGGTTTTATGGCTCGTACGATCATCGTATATGGAGTGGAGAAACGTTTTCATTTGTATTCCATTCCCCCACTTAGCGAAGAGCAGAAGCAAGCCAAGGTGCGCCTGCAGTCTTACATTCGCGAACTTTCAAAGCTCTATGGCCCTTTGGTTCTGAATGACGAAGCTAAGGAATACATCCACCATCACTTCGAACTTCATCCTAATCTCGTCCACACAAACAAGCATCCAATGCTGGACGAGTATTACGGTCGCAAGAATCTTCATCATCAGAAGATCCTCTTTGCCGTACACTTCGCCCGGACATTGGACATGACCATCACACGCGAAGACGCAGAGAAAGCCACAGCCCATCTCGCCAATCTCGAAAAGGATATGCACATCCCATTCGTCGGCATGGGCCGCAA